ACCAACTCGTGATAATCTAGGGTCTTTAGCCATTATCTGCCTTGTCCTCTATACTTCTTAAAACTACGTCTTTTTGCTTTATTCATGGTAGACATAATCGGTTTTCTCCCCTGCGATGTGCCTTTTATGATAGGCTCATGCAGTTTAATCTCTTTCACCTTAGCCATTATTTTTTCTTCTTCTTAGGGAATCCTTTTTTCATATTTGCATAGGCTTTTGCAGATATAGTGGATTTCTTCTTAGGACGTGATGTTCCTGCTTTTTTTCTTTTATTGATGTTTTCGTATAAACTCATATGCCACCTACATTTATAAAGCTATTCTATAAAATTGATAAAATGCGTGTTCTTCTGTTAGTAGGTGGCTTAATCTCTGCTGAAAATCATATCCGCAAAATCTTTAATTTCTGCATCATTCATTCCCTGCCCCTTTAGAATACTTAACGCAACGACACAAAGTGCACCGGCAACTTCATGACTGTCTGCAGCTTCCATACGCATCAGCGATAACGACATATTCGCATACATATGGTAAATCTCAGAACATTGTTCCCAAAATTGTTCGTCGTTTATGTCTAAATCTTCAGGTCTTGGAAAGTCGATAATATTCGTCATACAATCCACCCGCCACTACCATAATCAATCTTTTGATTGAACTTATAACCCGCACCATTCCCTGATGCTCTAATAGCATTACTTGCAAACGTCAACATCAACGCATCAGCAATATCCGGGCTACGCATACCACGTTTTTTCATCTCGTCTTTGCTTTCGACTTTGAACTTACCGTTCGACATAATCGAATACTGTACCGCAGTCAATTCAGCAATTAATTCTTCTTGGTCAGGTATCACGCAGTCTTTATGTTCCAACCACTCACGACACTTGAACCACAGTTCGTCCCTCAGTCTTACATAGCGGTTGTTCAAGCTAGAACTCTCCGCCACGTTAATCCCTCTAGCCGGTATATTTAATTCAACCAACCTGTCGACGACACCTGCACCAAGACCAATAGAGTCCACCAACACTTCTGAAGGGCGGTCTCTGTAAGGGGTAGACTCGTACTCTGCCATGATAATACCAACCGTTTCCATGAGGTCTTTGCCACCCCAATGCTTGATTGGTTCGGTTATCACGTTCCCCTTACGTTTACACAGAGCACAACGGTCGCTGCCATGTCTTGCAACGTCTATTCCCCAAACGGGCAATACTTCTATAGGGTCAACTTCCCGGTCTATAGCGGACTCGACAAGGGCACGACCCATAATAGCATTATCGTCGGTTTCAGGGGGCAATCCAAGCACCCTAACCCTAAATACGTTAGAATCCTCTCCATATTGCCTTTTCATATCTTCTACATACTGTGGGTCTACTGTGTCGGCATCTAAACACGATACCGTCATAGTCTTCCAACTCTCCAAATTTTTGTTGAATGAGTCGTAGAAATAACCCGTAGCACGGTTGGGGTTACCAACCATAATAGTCTTTGCACCGTGTGTGGACATTGCACCTTGTGCAACTTCAAAAATAATATCAGGCACACCTGATGCTTCATCGATAATAAATAACATATTGGGGGAGTGGAAGCCCTGTAGTGCTTCAGGATTCTCTCGTCTACTCGTTCTGCTCACGCAGAAACTGTCGGGTGCATTTTTGAGAGTTATTTTATCCGAACGAAACTCCAACTCATCTTGAAATGCCTGTGGCATCATTTTGTACCACTTTTGTATTTCAGACCACAATATTTGTTCTAGCTGTGATGCAGAGTTAGCCGTACAGGCAATTTTACATGGATAGTGCGTACAGAGCCACCAAAGTATTACGAATGATAAATACGTCGTTTTACCGACAGCATGACCACTTCGTATTGATAGTCTGTTATGCTTGTTTATGTTTTCTAAGGCTTCTTTTTGCCACTTTTGAGGTTCTGCTTGTAGGCAGGTACGAACGAATAGTACCGGGTCGTTACGCAGAGCAAGAAGTGTCTTCGCCGCATCAGTTAATTCTTGTTTTGCCATTTTTGACCTATTGTGCCGCCTTACGACGGCACGGGAAGGTATCTAATAATATGATTATAATAAAGTAAGGAGACTAACTATGAAGTTAATCTATAGCCAAAATTATGAAAGGATTTTTTGCATAAAATGCCTATATAACATACAAACTAACTTATGCTGCAAAACCTGTCAAATATTTTTTTTCATGCCCTGTGAATTTTTATAATTTTTACAAGGGGGTGGGGGTGTGCAAATTTTTTTATGAGGGGGGTAATTTAAATTTAATGCACCCCGTATATAAAATAGGGTAGGGGCTATAAGAACAAAACAAGAACATATTTGTTCTCTTTTTGTTCCTGTCATTCTGCATTTAATCAATGCTAGATAATCATTAAAAAATCTTTATATTTCAATAGTTTATGGTTGCACGGTTTATAGGTTTAAAAAACCGTTTAACTTTCATCATGTTCAATTATTTTGGTGTTTATTTCTTTTAATGCTTCTGTAAACGGATTGCCGATACCTATATTTACATTAAATTCGGGCGGAATAAAACGGGCAATTGCCGTTAAAGTGGCGGTGGGATTGGCTTTTAACGAATCCGCCAACACTTCGGGCAAGGTTGTATTGTGTTTTTCCGGCAAAATTCTATTAACCGCATCTTCAATTGCTATATTTATTTGGTTTACTAAAGATATTGCGTGTTTGTTTGTAGAGCCTTTTGGACGTCCCCGCCTTGCAATTGATTTATTTTCTTTATTATTTAAATCGTTAACCATATGAAAAACTTATCTTTTTTTGTTTATTTTATGGTTATACAGTTTAAACGCATTTTAAAGCCCGTACAAGCATTTTATTATTTTTATATAGTTTTATATGTAAAAATTCATTTAACATACTCAAAACTGCTTAAAATCGTTTATGTTTTGTTTTGTATTTGTTCTTTTTATGTTCTTTTATTGCGCACAAAAAAAGCCCCGTTTTGTTGGGGCTTTGTTTTGAAGTGTTTATTATTTAATTATCACTTTGTAAAATGCTTATAATATCCCTTCCATATTGTTCTATTTCATCAATTAAACTTTTTTGAATCCCCGCTTCAAAATTAAAAGTTTGATAAAATCCCCGCTCACTTGGATTTTCATTTTTTAATTGCTTTTCTTTATAATCAGTTTCTATTTTATCTAATTCAATATCAATTTGATTTTTATAAGAAATTGCTTCTTCTGTTTTCTTTACGATATATTTTATGATTTCTAATTGTTCTTTATTCATTTTAAACCCCTTTATTGTTTTATTGTTTCAATTTCATCAAAGTAAAAAATTTCTGCAATGCTATCCCAATCAACTTTTTTCAAGAAATCTTTACTATAATTATATTCATTATTTGATTTTATAGTTGATTGCATCAAAGAAGATAAACTTAGAATTATTCTTTCTTCTTCTATATCTTTTATATAGCTGCAGACATTTTTTATATATTTTCTAAAAAGATTATAATTTTCATAATGGTTAGAAACTTGCTCTAAGTTTATTTTCCAAGTTTCTTTGTTTGTATAACCGTTATATGTTTTTTGATTTTCCATAGCTAAAGCCCTCTATTATTATAATTATACTTATATTTATAATTTATTTTGAAAAGGTTGTAAAGAATTATTTTACTAGGATATTAATTCTCCGTGATGGTTAAACCTAAAAAACCTATCTATAATTTTTGGAATTTGTATTTCTTTTAATTCTTTAGTTAAAATATTACTATTATTTTGTAACGGTTTCACCATTGTGTGACTTCTAAAATTAATAGTACGGTGAGAATAACAAGATTCACAAATATTTTTAGAATCTTTTTTTTGTTTTTTGGTTTTCTCAAATATAATATTATCTTTTATATCGTTGCTTTTATTATAACATCTTAAACAGTCGATACATCTTTGCCCCGTGCAATTTTGCAATTCTTTTAAATTGTCATCAGTAACATTATTAAAAACTTTATCAAAGTAACCGAATGTTTTATATATTGGTTTATCAATTACAGGGTTGCTATATACGATAATTAAATTATCGGGTTTAGTATGTTTATCAAAAAATTTTTGGATAATATCTTTTCTCTTAGTCCATAAAGCAAAATTACACCATTTATTCGCATTACAAATTTTTACATAATTCATTAAATTAATATTATTTTCCAAATTTGTTTTATTTACTTTTGTTTTACTTTTCGGATTATACATTTTTAAGCAAAAATTATTTGAAGTTGTATTAGTCCCAATTGCTTTAAATCCGAACATTTTATTTGTTTTATCTTTAAATTGTGAAATATGAATTTCATTAACATTATTATTTTGTATTTTGTTTATTAGATTAACCATAATAAAGCCCCCTTGTTATTATATATATATTTATATACTGTAATAAAACGCTTTACAAGTAAAAAATAATCAATTATAAATAAATTATTATTAATAAGTAAGGATATAAAAATGGTTAAAAAAATAAGTGATTTTATTACAGTAGTTCATAACGGTTATGAAATACCAAGTGATAAAGTAAATAATATGTTTGCTAACGCAATAAATAAAGACGCAATAGATAAACTGAATCCCGAACAATTAGAAAAGGTTGCGAATATATTAGGCATAAATGAAAAGCCCGAAAAAATATATAAGGATTCAATTAATAAACTAAAAAAACTAGCTTTTAAATAGGGGGATAAATATGACATATGAAATAAATTTAGAAAAGATAATAGGTGCAGAAAAAAAAGATTATGACTATGCGATAAATATAGTCTATGAAGTCTGCGACTCATTATGGGATATCAATGAAGAATATAGAACGGGCGATTGGTGTAATGATAGTGAGGTAAAAAACATAACTAAAAATTTTGCAAGGGCATTAGATAAGGCTTTAAAAATATTTGAAAAGGGGCGAAAATGACAAAAAATATATTTATGAAATATTGGTCTAATAATCAAAAATATTTCTTAAAAGAAATAAATGAGAATAAGAACGATAAAGATAAATTAGTATCAATAGGCAATAGAATTAATTTATTTAAAAATATGGGTGCTATTAATCCGAATCAATATATCCCATTAATTGCCGAAATTGGTAAACATTGTAATAACATAAATAAAGGGGAATAATAATGAGTAGAAAATGCAAAAAAGAATATGTTTTTACAATAACAAAAACACTAGAAGAAGAACACACAATACACGCAGAAAGTTTAGAAAAAGCTGAAGAAATATTCTTTAGTGGGGAATTTGTAATGAAGTCATTAAAATCTGCCATTAAAAATAATAGGAAGGCTTGTATACTTGATGAAACTATTGATAGTTGGGAATGTATATCGCACCCTGATGGAATTGATTACGATAGTGAATATTATAATGCCTAATTTTAAATAGAGAAGGAGAATAAATATGAGTAGAGAACTATACTGCCCAAAATGTAATGAAGAATATTGGGGCGAATATGAGAACGCAAAATGTGGTTGTGGTCATACATTCACAAAAGAAGAAAAAGATATTGTATTGGGCTACGACCAATCAATTAATGACAATGTAATATACCTAAATGTAAAGGGGACTAATAATGAATAAACAAAATATAGAAGTAAATGTAATATATTATATAGGGGATTGTGCTGAAAAATTTCCTAATAATCTTGAGTGCATAACAACTAAAGATTTTAAAACTTGGCTTAAAGAACATAATAAATTCAGGTTGGAAGAAGGTGCGACCGAAGAATACGATTATGATTTTTTAGTGCTGCCAACCGTTGTTGAAATAGATTCTAATAACATTAATAAAGGGGAATAATTATGTACAAAGATTTTCATTTTAGACAAAGTCCAAGTGAATTAATTAATGATGTTCAATACTTGCTAAACGAGTACAATGAGGACAAAATAACACATACTATATTTATAAAAGAATTACAAAATATAGTTGAATATGAACTAGAAGCAGACTCGGAAGAAGAAAAAAGGGGGACTAATAATGAATAATAGAAATATATATAATACAGAAGTTAAAGATATTGAGTTATTTGACGGGGAGCTATGCGACATAATACAAAAGTATTTTGTTAAAGGGTGGAAGTCTAAAAATAATGAACTGTTTTTTGATGATGATGAAATAATATATCAATTCAATTTAGCTAGTAATATCTTACAAAATTTAATTAAAGAAGCACAAAGAAGGGACTAATTATGAGTGAATTAATAATAGATGATTTTAATGAATATATACCTGCAGAAATATTTATAGAGCATACTTGCGATACTGCAGATTTATTAATGCAAATACTACTAGGCAATAAATACGACCAATACATATATAAAGGTGCTGATGATGAAGGCACTTGTTATACTGATGAGGGGCAAGACGTATTTAATGAAGTTGTAGGCACGTTAGAATCCTTACTAGGTAAATTTAATATTAAACAAGCGAGGTATTAAATGATAACAGGTATAATAACAGTAATTGGACTAACAGTCTTATATATGATATTTGAAGACTAATAACTAATTTTAAGAAGCATACAATAGGGTATTTTGATTTTTATATATCAAAGTACCCTATTTTTATTTATAAGCACTCTACGGGCTTTAAAACGGGCTAAATAATGAATTAATACACTCCAAAATGGTCTGATAGCATATTTAAGGCTTGTTTTAATTCTTTTAATGTTTTTCTTTTGTTATTATAAGCCTTATCAAATTCATTAGCTGAAAAACCGTAAATAACGATATGCTGCACGATATTAAATAATTTAGTAGGTAATATTTTAGTAATTTGAATATAATCACATAAACCCGTCATATTCTTATCATCTACATTAGAGGTCATAACGGCAGAATCAGGGTTATATGATGATATAATACGTTTTTCTGATTTACGATATAAAGCATAAACATATAAAGCCGTATTATATTGACGGGTATTGATATTGCCACGTTGATAATATCTATCAATACTAGTTTGTGTTAATATACGTCTGCGTTTCTGACTACCGGCAATAATACTAATACTTTCATCACGGTAATCATCATTCTTTAATCGTATATCTTCTCCAAAATCTGATTTTTCTTTAGTCATCTTTACTCAATGGCTTGTTTAAAATATCATTAAAGTCAATATCCCCGACCTTCTTTTCATCATTCACTATATGGCTTTTAATACTACCGGCTAAAGCACAATAATTAATAAGGTCAATAATGGTATCTTCTTTATACTCCCCATTGTCTAAACGGCTTAATTTTAGTTCAATCATAATACGGGCTACATCATAAGGGTCAATATCCTTACCTGTTGCTAAACTCATTCTTTTAGAGGTATTAGCAAATAATTCTAAAAAGTGCCCGTATTCTTTACCCCGCATTTTTAATATAATCTCGGCTTGTGTTAAAAATGTACTAGGTGCTTTACTTTCGTCAAATTTCTTAAAATGGTACGTCATCGTCAAAATACTCCTCTGAAAATTTATCAATTTGTTCAATAGTTGGGACTATATCATTCTCAACTAAAGTCTTCTTAACCTTGTGTGTGTCGCTATACTCCAACATCATAAGGTAAAGTTCTCGCAATGTATAAATAGCTTCAACATCTTTATAGATATGTTGAGCCATTTTCAACTTATCTTTATCTTTAATAACACCAAATACTTTTTTACCTTTAACTTGATAAATCCAAATATCTAATCTTGGTATTAAATTATTATCATCTGCATATTTTTTCATAGCCGATAAACCACGTCTGCAAATTTCAATTCTTTTAATAACATCTTTGGAATCTAATTTGTCATTACCCGCCATCTCGATTGCAACTCGCAATTTATACAATGCCTGTCTAAACCGATTAGCCATTTCTTCATCGACTAAATCAACAATACCTAAATCGCCATAAATAATATCAAGTTCCTGTTGCTCGCTGATATACTTCTGTAGCTCCGAATAAAAAGCCCTCGATTGATATGCTTTATAACCGATATGATTTCCACTACCACAAAAAAATTCTTTATCTGTTAACCGTGTCATTTTTCTCCTCTCTTTCTGTAGGGTTTGTGTGTAACGTTATGACCCGTCAGACACCTTGCCCTGTATGATATGTATGATATGTTTGGTATATAATATATACCAACCATACATACTGTTTATCATACCCCGAGTATGTAGGGTATGTAGGGTTATGTAGGGTACGTTTTAAACCTACCATACATACTCAAATTCCGGGTCTAACTGACCCAACTTTTATCACTTTTACCACCTTACTATGACGGTAACTTTTCGGATTAATTTGGGATTCGTTGACCTCATCTTCTACTAAAACGTCTGCGTCTAACCACGTTTTAATAATACTTTTTATCTTCTTTTTGGACACCGGTGCGTCAATATCCATACCTAAAAATTCGGCAATATAGTCGTGAATTGATGTTTTATATTCGTCTTTTTTGGTCAATATATGCGAACATAAATACAGTTCTTCCTGCTTTATTGCGTCCCAAAGTAATTGGCATTGATGTTCGGATATGCCGTCGAACGCATTCGGGACTGTCCATTTCTCTGTAACTGCAACCCAATCTGAATTAGGTATCTGCACCCCTATCTTCTTATACCACTCCACTTTATCTAATGGTCGTGATAAGTTATTTTTGCCTGCAGGTTCAATTTTAAAATAGTCAACATAATTATCTATGCCAAGTTCCGTTGCGTCCTTCTTGCTCATATTTTGAAGTATACGACCGCTACGAGAACCCGCCACAAGTGAGCCACCGCCCCGACTATCTTCAATACTTGCTTCTCTGTTTTCTGACATCTTACGGGTATGGTGGACAATCTCAATAGATATATTACACCGGTCTGCGAGCAGCGATAAGGCTTTCGATAACCGACTAAAGTTCTCAACGGATTCACTTGACGTAATCATATTAGCCAATGGGTCAAGTACCAATAGTTCAATATTATTGCTTGATATAATGTCGGCTAGTTGATTGATTAATGGCTCGTTAATAATACCGTCGACACCTGCCATCAGGGTCATATCTACGTCACGTCCACTTGCTATCATCAAGCTATCGGTTAATTCACTTTGTTTAATGTCATAATGTTGACACAATGCCATGACCCGTCGCAACACTTCATCATATGGGTCTTCTGCGTTATAATAAAGTGCTTTAATCTTCTTAATTGGGTCTATGCCGAGTAAGGCTCTGCCGGTGCACATCGCCAATACTTCGGTTAATATAAGGGTTGATTTACCGACACCACCCGGTGATACCGTTAGCGAATAATAGTCTTTAATATAGTGATTGCCGTAGAGCCACTCCCGTTGTGGTACTGCTATAGGGTCACGCAACTCCCAAAACTGAAACATATCAGTAATGACTGCCGTATTCTTGACAAATTCCTCTCTGATAGCTTCTGCACGGTCAATACCTGTAAACCCCTTGTTGCGTGCTCCCTCTATTGCCTTGTCGACTTCTCTAACCGTATCGGCAAGTGTATAACCGGATAAAGTAATGTCCGATAATATAGTGTGTATTTCTTGGTCTGTGCGTCCCCTTGATACGAGTGAAGCCACCACCCGAATCATATTGTCGTGCCACCCGTCGCCCGCTCTAATTCTGCGTAGTGAATCTTCAATGTCAAGACGTTCCCGTTGCGTCATATCGTCGAGATTGATACGAAATGCCGTTTCTGTTTTACTTGGGAAAACTTTTTTTAATTGTTTTACACTCTTTTTTTCCGTCCGGTAATTGCGAAACTCCGTAACCTCAACTACACGTCCTTTATTCTTTTTTCGTGTGTCAGGGTAACTGACCGTACCGGCAAGACGTAATATTCTGCTCGGATTGTTCACAACGGGGTCAGAGTCAAGTTTGTTGGCTATTGACCGTTGCATTGCTGACCATTCTTCCATATCCTGCGTGAACGTGTCTAATTCAAAGTATAAATGCCCACGTTTTGGCTTCATACCGGTATATACGGCAAAATTAGCCTTGAATCCGCTCCTGTATAATGTGTTATAATTATCTACTGATTCCGGTGTATCACAATCACAAAAACAAAAGAACGACCCAAGTGCATTATGGTCTTTACTTGCGTCCCCGCCTATTATATCTGTCGTAATTGGATTGACCGTTGTATAGACGTTATAATTGTTTTCGTTATGTCTGATTGCGTATTGTACCGCTTCGTCTATTTGTTCTACTTTAAAATGTTTCCAAGCAGGTGCTCCATTTTCTTTAATGCACCTAATCTCGAAACAGGCTTCCTCTGATAACTCATTCCATCGTGATGTTATGCGTTTCAAATGCCTTTCGATATCTCCCTCGTTGTACCGCATTATTGCTTCCTATGATAAACTTCGTATGGTTGGTTGCACTCTACACAATTATACATTGTAATATAATCTGCTTCTTTGTTTCTTCCGTATAGTGCATAATCCCCTATTTCTAATATTAAACCGCCGCATTCACATACCCTGTCGGTTAAGTGAGGGTCAGATACGTACACATCGCCCTCACTAAACTTCAAGGTTTTTATTTTTTTAGAACTCGGCATCGTCTCCTGTAGTTCCTGCGGCAACAGATTGACGTGCTTCCAACTGCATTGGTCGGTCAACCCATTCCACAATTTCAAAAACGGGTACGTTTGTACTTGTACCGCTCTTGAACTTAATTGGTTGTGAGCCTGTTAGCTTCACCTTTGGCAATTTGCCCGTTGCGTTACCGGCAAAGTCTTTAGCTATCCTTGCGAATCCTTCAAGAACTGCCGTACCGGATTGTCTCCAAATATATACGTTATCTTTAACGCATACTTCTATTTGTAGCCCTTTCTTATAATCTTCGCCCGGACTTGCTTTCCAATCAACTAAATTGTCATTCCATTCCCAAAGATTTTGCGTACCTTCCCATTTGTTCCAACCGGTTTTCATATTGTATATATCCAATACGACCCCGTCTTTCTTAATGGATTCCATAGTATGCTTTTCTCCGTTGTCAGAAATGTAGAAATTTCCGGGCGCTATGTTACCGTCTTGCGTACCACGAGCACTCCATTGCATGAAGCCGTCGATACTGCTGCTGTTTTCGTTATCGTTAAAATTAATTTCAAAACTCATTTTTTGTCTCCTTTTAAATATTCTTTGTTAATTTTAAATAAATCTCTTGGGTTTTTTGTATACCGAGAATCTGTGTCGAATATATCTTCACACGCATAGACGAAAAAACCTAAGTCTCTCGGTGAGATATGACCTTTGCCACTTAGGTGGCATATCCAATCCAACATTTCTTCACGGCTCATCTTTTCCAAGTCGATTTCATAAGATTTGTTACCGACATGGACAAGTGTGAGGTTATCTTTGAATATCCAATCACCCCATTTTCTTTTGGTTTCTTTAGGATATCCCTTCATCACCTCGATTCCGTTTTGAACTTTGTCTATTAAACTTTCCATAATTACTCCTTTCTATTATAAAAGTTCCTCAAATCGTCTTCACCCGCCCAATAAAATGTTTCGTCGATAGGAATACATTTCCTTGCTTCGTCAGGTGTAAACGTGTCGCAAAAGTTATCTAGCTGTTTGACTAGATGTTTTGCGTTTTCCATTATGCCTACTTCATCGCCGTCCTCTAAAAAGACTGCTTTGTTTTTGGAAGCATAAAGAAACCGTACTTGATGATTGTTGCGTGCTGTTTTATAAAATGCACGTTGCAGCATATGGTCAGGTGACATTTTTGACGGGCATTGATGTGTCGTCTTTAAATCAATAATTTGACCGTTTGGAAACACCAAGTCCAAATAACCCACTCCACGAATACTCCAATCATCTTGTGCTAATTCTATTTCAATAAATTCTTGCTTGCCGTTGACAAACTCCGGTACTCCAAAGTCTGCTAGTGCGTCGCAACTAGTCTGTATCATTCCTTCAAGTGCCTTGTATTCCCGCTCGCACCTTGCGTCGAACATGAAATACTTTTTCTTGAATTTCTCTTGACAATCCTTTGTAGCCTGTTCAATATCCTTCTTCTTGGTAAGGACTTCTACGACCGCATCTTCGACGTAGATACCTCGCCACATAGCCGGTGAAGGCTGCTGCTTTCTGCCAAAGCCGTATGCACATACAAACATACTTGGACTGTTTTTAAACATTGATAATTTAGATGGACTGACGTGAGGTTCAAACCCCTTTTTCAGCTTCACCCACTTCTCTATTCCCGGCAAGTTTTTCATCATTTCTCCTTTTCTGTTTTTTGCGTTGCTCTTTCATGTGAATTTGTAAGTCTAGGAAAAACGACTGCGGTTGTACTTGATTGTCCGTCGCTTCCATTATACGCAACATAACTGACTTGCTTGGGATATTGAATTTATCCGTGCCGTATTTAGCCATGTAGTGATAGACTTGTTGTCTAGATAGTTTGATTTGTTTTGCGAAATCTTGGATTGATATATTATTTTTTTCTAGATATTGACTTAAAAACATTTGTTCCCCCTTTAAAATTTAATACCTAAGTTAATTTTACTATTCATATGTTTCTTAACGACTTTCTCGTTATTAAACTCTGTATAGATATCGTCTGTTATTGTTGACCCGACTTTGTGTCCAATCATCAACTGCAATCGTTCATGGTGTGACTTTGTATAGTCATCACCGAACGAATTGCGATACGATGTGATATAATGCCTTCTGAAAGCATGGAAAAGAAACCCCTTTGCGTCCCTGTCATATGGGAATGGATAGTCTTTGTGCCCCCTGTAAAGGTCATAAGTATCTTGCCATATCTTTTTATAACGTTTGTAAACTGCTTGATATGTTGGCTTAGTGCCTGTTTCTGTCGTAATAACATATGCCCATCTTTCATTGTGTTGTTTATTATATGAGCATTTTTTCTTGATGGAAGGTTTTTGTTTACATTTTTCTAAGTTATCCCGTTGCTCGATGATTTTATCCACATGAACAGGATTAATGTCCATCATTCTGTATTCGTCCTTGACAGACTTTCCACCTACGTTGATTTTTGAGTTTTTGATTCGCAGATATGCTTCGTTTTTGTCATCAATAACAAGGTCTTCCCATTTAATATTAAGCACTTCATTAATACGACCACCGGTAATAGAACACATAAGAATCAATAGTTTATCCTGCGGTGTCTGTGCGGTGTTGTATAGACGTGTTATTGTGTGATGTTCTGACGGTACATCGTCGTGCATTTCAAAGAAGTGTTTCTGATGTTTCTCATTCTGCGGAACAGGTCTTGCCTTAATCGCCTTAAATACATTGTGTTTTACTTCTGCAACTTCATAACGGATTAAGTAATCGACTAACTGTTGCATTTTCTTGCGTACACGGTTGGACTTGTCAATAGTATAGTCCCGTGCAATATCTTCGAGCTTACTTTCAACACGACCAACTCTTTGGTCTTCAATGTCTTGGTCTGAAAAGTATTTAGACGCAACCTTGAGTAAGTATTGGTCATCTTTATAGGTCAAAGGATTAACCCGCTTTGCCCTGTATTCTAAAAAATTTATTATATTATTATTCATATTATCTCCCTCTTTCTTTTGAAACGTGCAAATAAGTTCCACAGCTCCATGTCGTTTTCCAACATTTCCTGAACTGTATTCTTTTCCCAAAAGCCATTTCCCTCACCCTCTAATTCTTCTATGGCTTCATCAAGTGATATTTCAAACCAACCGGATTTGACTGAAGGGTCAGTTCGTTTCCATTTTTTTAGTATTATCATATTATAATCTCCCTTATAGATACCTCAATGTAACATATTGTTTTACAGTTGTCAATATA